TTATAATATCTTAGACAGTGGGACATATTCATTTATCATTTTCTTGATAGATTCTGAATTTCTTGAAACACCATATATTTGATGAAGGGTAGATTTCACTCTTAGATCACCATCAGTAAAATCTAAGCTAAAATGTTCTATTTGTTTCGCTCCTATGTGTCTAACTGTCAAACGATAAAAAGGATTGAATTTTGTTTGATCTGTTTGAATTATCACCTCATATCTCTGGTCAGAGCTATTACTCATTGAATAGTTAGCAAAAAAGTCGTTTCGTATTCTATCAAACTCATTCCAACTATTTTGAACATCGCGATAAGAGATTTGATATTCGAATTTCAAAATAATTTTTTTCAAATCTCCATTTTGATGAAGGTTTATGGTTGCATCAAATATCCTACCTTGATAAGATTTTACCTTGAAATATAAATCTTCATGAGTATTAGGTATTGACCTACTCTCATTTATAGTATGCTCTGTTCTACTTAGAATATTTCTAAAATTTTTTTCCAAATCTTGAAGTGTTATTTCCATGTCAGTATCATATTGAAATTTCGGAGAGAATAAAACCGTATTAGCCTCAAAATAAGCGCGGATTTTATTAATTTTTATATAGAACCAATCCAACTCACTATACAAAGTAAAAATCATAGGAGCAATAGTGACTAAGCTTGTTAAATCTATAATTTTTCCATCTCTCATTGAAAAAACTACATTCATGATTGTTAATACGAGAGATACCAAAGCTAAAACAATATTAGTTATTTTCATAGATAATACCCTTTTCTTAATATAATTATAACAAAATCCAAGATAAAAAACACAAAAACACCCGCCGAAGCGGGGTTTAATTTTAATAATTTAGGGTTTGACCAGCATAAATCAAATTAGGGTTTGAAATACCATTCATTGAAACTAAACTTTGAACTGTTGTTCCTAATCGACTGGCAATTGATGAAAGGTTATCGCCAGAGCGTACTGTGTAAGTTCGTGCTGTAGCCCCAGATTGACCGCCTGTGAAGCGAATAACCTGACCAGAGTAAATCATGTTCGGGTTAGATAAACTGTTCTGACGTGCTAATTCTTGCCAGTTGGTACCCCAATTTGAAGCAATCCCACTAAGTGTATCACCTTGTTTTACAATATAACTTTTTGCGGGTGTCGTTGGCTGGCTTGCAGAAGCATCAATAGTTTCCACATCATGAACGGATAACCAGCTCATAATACCATCAAGCAAGACAGTATCTCCATTCTTCTGGATGATTTTATGTGGTTGACCTTTTACCCATTGAGGAATTGTTTCTCCTGTGGCATAATTCTTAGCGCCAAAGTTTACTTTAACCGTCATTCCAACTTCTACATCGTTTCCTTTAACTTCATTGGCTTCTTTACCATTTTCAATGGCCGGTGTAGCAGTATCGGGTTTAACTTCTTGGCCTTGCTGTTTTCCGTATCCATTATCTGTGATTCCTGTTAAATCAACATTTCCATCAAGTCCGCCAGCAACATAAGTTGATGTGAACTGGAATACTGAAATTCCGTCCATACTTGGGAAGAAGCTATAGTTTGGAACTGGGGTTACTTCATAATTTGGATATGCCGCAATCCATAATGAGTTAGGGAATTCTTTGATGATTTGCTTATAATTAACATTGGCCAAAGTGTAAGGCTTGTCAGAATAATACATTGGAGTATATCCAGCCGCTTTTACTCGACGCATTCCGTAAAGAATCGCATCAGTATTTGCTTGCTTATCTCCACTTGCTCCACCTTCATAGTCCAAAGCTACAATAGAATTCTTTGGCGTTTGAATTTTTGGTAAATAGCGGTCAAGTGCTGCTTTTGCTACTTCTTGTGAACCTCCGACTTGGTACCAAATATAAGTGTGCGCTCGTTTACCTTGAGCAATTGCCGATGCAACTTGCGTTGAATAAGTCGCTTGGTCCACAAATGAACCACCATAAGTTCCGCCAATTTGGCTAAAAGCAAATTTATCATGAGCATAGCCAAAATTACCGTAAGTTCCGTTATATTTTGACCAGTCTACCCCTTGGTCACCGACTGCCGCAAATACAGGTCCACTTGCTGCGACAACAAAGAAAGCTACCATACCAATGGCAGCCTTTTTAATTAACTTTTTCATTTGTTTTTCTCCGTACTTTCATTTTCAATAACATCTGTTTTGCCGTTCTTAGATTTCAAATAATTTACCAACTCTTGAAACATCGGATTTACTTGGCAAATTAATTGAATCATTCGTGCGCCAAAGAAAGCAAGTGAACCATTAATAATCCAATTTACTTCATTTTCATAAGCTCTTGAGCTTGAGAAGTGCCAAAACTCAAAGACAATCCAAAACAAAGCGATTGTTGTTAAATCAATAATGATTCTTTTTCTCAAAGGCGGGTCCATTTTCTCCCCATCTTTTAACCATGTCAGTCCTAAAATAATTAAGATTAGTCCTGAAACTCCTAATAATTGATACTCCAATTTGTTTTTCCTTTCTTTTAACCTGGGAAACTATCTTTTGTTGGCCAACTAATCGTTCCAAATAACCCCGCATCTAATCCCGCAGATACGCGAGGTTGCCATGTTGCCACGGAAGAGCGAATGATTGCACTTTTCCCACCGGATAATACCTGCTCATAAATAGGGTCCGTGCCATCATTGAACGGTCTATACCCAGATGGAATATCATAAGCGGTAGTTTGAGCAATACCTGATTTGGTTTCTGTAGTAAGTGTAACCATATTCCCTGTTCTTACAAAGGTATGCTTGATTGCTGGTGATTCCATTTTTGTAGAAACAATTTTAGAAGTAAGCGAACCACTGGCAGATATATTTTTCACTGTCATATCATCGGTAAATGTTTTTTTACCGCCAACTGATTCGTCACCAGTTTTATGAACTACATTTCCACCCGAAGTTAACTCTGCATTAATTTTTCCAAAATTATCATTGGTTATTTCAGCTCCATTATCTATTCCTTTATAAATTTTAGTTAATTCAGCCATTTAATTTCTCCTTCTCATTATTTTGTAAAAGCATAACCTTTTGTTATCTTTGCACCAGACACTTTAAAGCATAAGACTTGCGGACCGTTGATAATTAATAAAGTATTATCAACTGGAATGGTCACTTTCCCAGCAAGTTGGTACGATATAGGCATTTCTACATAGGCTTTTTGTCGGTCATAGCTCAAACTAACGGGCACATTGTAGATTGTTTCTCCACCAAAACTTGGACCTGTACCAAATCCATCCGCCTCAGTTCCAAAAGCATTTTTATATGAAGTTACTTTAACCTCTGGTTGATATTCAGAATCATGTTCTAGAACAAACTTGAAACCAGCTGGAACTTTTTCATTAACAATTTTTTTAATGTCAATGATTTTTGCTAAAAGCACTCCGCCTGGGTCAATCGATTCAAGGATTTCACGGTTTGCTTCCACGAACTCTTCCCAGCTCTTTTTACCATCTTCAATATATTGGTTGAAGATTCGATTTAACTCTTTGAAAGTCCACCAGTAGTTAGAGTCTTTGAAAGGTTGAGAATAAATCGACTTTTCAACGATATAATGGAAATTTCGAGTAGAAAACTGTTCAATCCATTGATCACCAGTTTGTTTCCTAAAGCTAAAATAAGCTTCATTTCTTCCAACAAACTGTAACGCATTATCACTGGCAATATATTTCAATGTGCCATTTTTAGCATCAAAGGAGACAACACTTTCTTCTGAAACACCTTGCCCTGTGACTTCTTGCGCCATTAAACAAAAGAACGGTTGCAGTCCCTCAAAACTCTTGGGTAGACCATTCTCAACAATTCGAGCAACAATGGCTTGACTATTCACGTCCGCATGTCTTAGCTTAACAATGCCAATATTGTTATTAGGCTCTGTGGTGGACAGTGTTATAAAATGTTCTGTCATAATAGACCCTTTCTAAAATTTGATATAATCCCTTGGATTCTTAAAGTGAGCGCTTGATGATGGCCAATATTGGTCCATAAATTGGAAGTGCAAATGTGGTCCAGTGACCGGACCAGTCGCTCCCATAAGTCCAATTTGTTGGCCCTTTTTAACATTTTGACCCACAGAAACATCGATTCTGCTTTGATGTGCGTACCCTGTATAAAGTCCATCCGCATGCTTGATGACCGTATAATTTCCATACCAGTCATAATAATTACTTCCTGCTTGTACCACTTGACCATCGCCAGAAGCTAAGATTGGAGTTGTTGGATTGCCATTAACCAAGTCCATAGCATTGTGAAATTCTTGCGCTCCGGTGATTGGACTCGTTCTCCAACCCATTTCACTTGTTACGGTAATAGGACTTGAAATTGGAGCAATATAACCTCCGCCACCGCTTGGGATTCCAAGATTAACAAATTTGTTATACCATTCTTGGGCCCAAGTACTACGTTCAGGGTGTCCGTTTAAGGGACGTTCAAAGTTAGCTACAAAAGCTTGCGTTGCAGTATTGATGTCAGTTAAAGCCATAAATTGTGACCATGAATAAGGATAAGCACTTGTCGCAAACCATTGACCGTTTGGTGAATGCCACATCAAGAGCTTGAATTGGGCTGTGATTGTGTCAGGATTGTCAGTCACTCCTGCTCGTGTCATGAGATTAATCATATAAACACGTCCAGAGCTAGCGCCTGAACTATCCGTACATTGCCAAACTCCATAACCGAAACCAGGACGTCCACCGCCCTCATCAGCTGTTGGGTTGGCATCAGATTCACCCTGTGCATTCCCAAGTAAAGCAGCTGCAGCTTGTTTAGAGAAGCCGGCTCCAATCGCCATTGCCCAAATTTGCCAGTAGCGTTTGTCACGGTCACTTGTGACTTCTGGTGGGTATTGACCATTCCATCCTGTATCTCCGCCTCCTGTATTTCCTCCACCGTTTTTATCAATCTTAACGCCATTGACGTAAAGTTCATTAGTATCAGTTCTACCGTTAACTTTAAGACTATCAACTTCAAGTGCACCGCCAGAAAATCCATTTTTATCAATCTTAACACCGTTAATAGTAAGGCTGCCCTTGATATTAATATCGCCCTGAAGTGTTCCATCTCCAAATAATTTAAACTTAGGTTTATCAAAAGTTGAATCTTCCGGAACTTGAAAAACAGGAACTGAACCACCACTATTATTAGATTGGTTAATTGAGAATATATAACCTGGGAAATTCAAAATAGCTGAACCATTTGCTTTAGAACCATTGTAAGTCCCAACAAATCCTCCGATTTCTGCGCCGTGAATATCTTTTTCCCAATTTTGATTAGAATAATCTACACTAGTTGTCTTTTTATACTGCTCAATCATGAACTTACCGTTTGACATAACAGATTGATAATATGAGCCATCACCAATAGACTTAATCACATTACCTTGAACAAGGATACCGGATAATATACCTGCAGTAATAAAATCTGCAACAATAGAACCATCACGAGTCATAGCTAACCCATAGGGACCATTAATCCCAGTGCTTGAATAACCGAGTCCGTCAACATTCCATTGCCAAACTTTTTTTGCATCCGCTGCATTCGGTTTGTCCATAATTAAAATTCTTCTCGGTGCATCTTTCGGATCTAAAAGGACATAACCACCCTTATTACCTGTTATCCATTGAGTTGCATTGTTTACAGCATTAATGAGTTCATCTGATCTCGTTTCAAGTTTTTTCTTAACTGAATTAACCTGAGTTTCTATCGATGAAGTGTACATCTCTAAGTCATTCCCAAGTACTATAGATTTATATTTTGATAAGGTTGGATACCAAGTATATTCAATCATTCTCTCTTGGACTTGGATATCTAGGTTTTTAAGTGAGATATATGCAGTATCTCCTAATCTCAAACTGGCAATTTTTTGGTAAGTATTTTGATACTCCAATGTGTTTTCTAAAACTACCATATCAACTTCATGGGTCACTTTAGGTTCATGAATGCGATCGTTATCAAATAAAGTTTGTCCCCATTTTTTTAACTCATCTATTGTTTTACACTCACTATTTTCACGTTTTGCAATCTGCACATTTTCTTCGGTTATGCCAGAAACGCTCAAATATCCAAAAGTAACTGGAGTTTGCTCTACATTATAATCAGTATCTTCTGGAACACCTCCAACAAGAAAAAGACGGTTAACTACTGCTGAGTCGTCCACCGTTTCTTCGATTGAAGCCAAATTTTTACCAAAATCAATCCTAAAGCCATTATCCTCTCCAATTCTTTCTTTCAAAGTCAAGGTATAATTGTCCATATCAAGTTCAGCATCGCATACACTAGCTAAGTTTTGATTGCCATTATTACTTCCAATTATGGCATCAATTGGATTCACTTGCTTTGCTGTAAATTGATGGTAACTTGCAACATCTGACTCATAAAGAAATGGTTGATCTAAAACAAGATTGGATTTCAGAGCATTCATGATCTGTTTCCCGTTCCCATTTGCCACATTTGCTTCAGGAATAAAGTTGCGATTTGCTTCATAGCCGATATGGAGAGCAGTAATTGAAATTCCACTAAGATTTTTCTTAACAGACTTAATTCTAAAATATTGATAAGTTCCATTTTCAGTATAAGCTTTAAGATATTTTTCTTTTTTTATTTTTTTGACATTATTCCCGTTCAAAAGATAGTTCCCATAAAATGAAAAAGAATTATTTAAACTTCTTGTAATTTCAGGTAAATCTTTCCAATCAATAATTGGAGTCCCGTTTTCTTCCAGTTTTTCTGGCATTTCGTCATACAGATAAATTTTTCTTATCATAACCATGAACTCCTCATTGATACTGTTGCTTCAATAAAATTATTAGAAAACGAAATTTCATTTTCCCCAGGGACAATCTCTGGCCATTCGCCTATCGAGCGAACCATTTTATTTAGTTGGTTAATTTCTCCTTTTTCACAGTCAATAATTACCCAATCTTTTGATAGATTTAGAAGTTTAATTATTGTCCCATTTAGATTAACTTCCAAATCTCCTTCATTCGTTGCAATTTCAATAATTGGAAAAGAATTCACAGATCCAGGATTAAAAAAAGTGCTTGTAGGTTCCTTAATAACAAGCTTTTTTTCATTAACTTTTCTTTTGAAAGGCTGGCATCTAAAAGTCAGTTCAAACTTATAAAAAGTCCCCCATTCATTTTCAAATTCTAATGGACTTGAAAACTTAGGAATGGCTTCAATATACTTATCACAATCATTATGTGAAATCAGTTGACCGCTACCTGACAGCCACCTCTTAACTTCTTCCAAGTTCCCATATGGGATTGAAACATCACCAATAGGTAAATCATACGTATCATAATCTCCGTACCACTCAGTAAGTGTTCCACTGCGTCCAATAACCGATATTTCTTCGATATTAGGTTGTGCTTTTATGTCGGGAATCTCAGATTCAATAATACATTCAAAATCTATCACTGCATTGACTCCTTTAAAAACAAAGTTTGGTTCGTCAGGATTTAAAAAATCTGTCAAATTGGAACACCTCCTCTACCAATAATGGCTTGGGCAGAAGCCTGTTTCATCTTACGATTTAATTTTGTAAGTTCGCTAGGGTTATTAGCATCAATTTGTCCAAAATGGTTATGTTGTTCAAAAGTCACACCACCTTCAAGACTTCCGCCTATCCCTTTTTTCTTCTCTTTATCAGAAAGAGGAGTCACTGTGGTTTTTCCGTTAGTTGTTGAAAGAAGTTCAGGTCCCGCTTCGCCTACAATAGCTTGCCCATTGATTAGATGACCTCCAGTTGCAAGATATGGTATTTTTCCTATATTAAATGATTTACCACCAACACCTGGTACCCATTTAGGTATTTTAATTTTATCCAAACCTCCGATAAAACCATTAATCAAACCAATCATGTTATTAATAGGAGCTTTTGCAAAAGCCGCAATTCCATCAAATATACCACCAAATATCTCTGTCACTCCTTTCCAAGCTCTCTCCCAATCGCCTGAGAAAACACCTGTTACAAAGTCAATTAAACCATTGAGAATACGTTTACCAGCTTCTAAGAAATTATTGAAATTCTTTTCTATTCCTCCAAAAACATCTCCTAAGAATCCTGAAATGAAATTAAAGCCTTGAACAAAAATATCTTTGATTCCTCCAACAAAAGCATTAACTCCATCTCTAAACCATTTTACCTTCTGATAAGCTAAAATGAATCCAGCAATGAGTAATGCAATACCTGCTATTATCAAAACATAAGGGTTAGTCGCCATTGTTGCCTTTAAGATACCGAATATCTTGTTTAATGATTTTACGCCTTGATATATCTTAGTAATTGAACCCATTAAGGTACCTAATATTACTAATGCTGGTCCAACCGCTGCTGCAACACCTGCAATTATCATAATCCAGTTTTTGGTACCTTGGCTTAGTGAATCCCACCAAGTTTTAAATGATTTTAATGCAGAAATAGCTGCTTGGAAAAACGGTAAAAGACTAACTTGTACACTTTCACCAACATGCGCAAGAGCTAACTTAGCATTGTTCATCGCTTGATTTGCTTGGTCTATTGGGTCTTCCGTTGCTGCGAAAGTATCTCCAACTGCTCCACTACTTGTTTGAGCAGTTTTACCCAAATCTTCTAAGTTGAGGGTTCCACGGCGGATTGCATCCGCCATTCGGGGACCACCTTTAGTACCGAAGATTTCCGCTGCTGCATTGATAGCTTCTGTTTCCGAACTTGCGTTCTTAATTTTGCTTTGAAGTTCTCCTAATCCTTGGCTTAGGGTTTTATTATCCTTTGCATAAAAAGCTGTAGCCTTAGATAAACTACTTAGCGCTGCACCTGAATCGACACCAGATTGTTCAAATTGTCCCATGAGTGTAACAGATTCATCAAAACTAAGGCCAAGTTGCTTAATTTGAGGTGCGCCATCAATTGCTTTTTTCATGAGATCGTCAACAGATTGACCAGTATTTTGAGAAACTTTCGTAGTAACATCAAGCACACTATTCAAATCACTATATTTTAATCCATAAGCTTCAATAGCTTGTCTGGCAGAAATAGCGGACTGCGAAACATCTGTTTCATTAATATCAGCATATTTCAAAAGGTAATCAGTTGCATTTTCTAGCTCTTTGCCCATAAAACCAAACTGAGTGTTTACTTCACCAATCGCTTCCCCTACTGTTTGTAAAGGTAGGTGAGTATTTGATCCAACTTTTTCAAATGATTCTGAGAGCTGATCTGCCGTGTCGCCTGTGGCTCCAGTCTTTTTAATGATTGTGTCCAGAGCTTCATCAACTTCACCAAAGGCAGCAAGACCTGCTGCACCTGCTGCAACAATTGGTGCCGTTACACCAACAGTCATTTTCTCACCAACGCCCTTTATTTTCTCGCCAGTATCTTCAATTTTTTTGAGCTTCTCTGCTGTCTCATCAGACATCTTACCTTGCTCTTTTAAAGCATCGTTCGTTTGATCAAGGGCATTCCTTAACTTATTTTCGCCAGTCTCAGAATCTTGAAGTTGCTTATAAAGTTTTTTTGATTGCTCAGAATATGCTCCAGTTTCTTTAACTGATTGTTCATATTCTTCTCTTAACATTTGAGAGCGCTTCTCAGCACCTTCTAATTGAATTTCAAGTTTTTTCTTTGCTGCAGTAAGTTTTTCGGTTGCAGTTGCATCACTTCCCATTGCTGAAATCTGATTTTTGTACTCAGAAGCAGCAATATTCATCACTTGATTAATTTCTTTTATGGTTTGAGCATACTGAACTTGACCATCCATTTTAAAATTTAATACAACATCTGATTCTTTTTTTGACATTTCTACTGCTCCTTTCTACCAATATGGAGATTGATCAAGTGTGATTGATTCTATTTCTTTAAATTCTGTGTTTGTTTCTAACCATTGAATATAGCTTTTAAGCCACAAGTTAGGTGTTGATTTCAAAAAGAAATTAACATCCCATCCAAGTAAAGTAACCGAAACATATAAATAAAAATCCCAAGGTGTACCTAATTCTTGGGATTGCTTTTTTGATTTCGGTTGTTTTTTCTTTTCATTTTCTGAAAGTCTTGTGGCTTTTTTTTTTTTTTTTTTTTTTTCCCCCTAAAAG